GTTTGTGGGATATCTAATTTATGATATACCGTATGCTAAGGATTTCTCTATGGTATTCCATCACTTGTTTTCTATTGCGCTGCATTTTTACACGAAGGAGATTTCTGGACCCGATGAAATACGGCAATTGTGTAATATTGCTGCATCATTAGAATCGTCGGCGTTATTCATATCTCTTTCTTGGCTATCCAGTGTAGCAAATCATAGGAACGTGTATTTGAGAACCTTTACATTTGTGTTTTGGACGATTATGCGACTCGGGGTATTTCCCTATATTGTTTACGGAGGAGATTCGCAGTTATTCAAGATAATATTCACGCCTCTTGCGGCCCTAAATGTGTACTGGTTCACCGTGTTGGTCAAACATGTCAGAGCAAAATAAGAGGTTATCTATGTTCGACGTCGTATTACGATCTCGAATATAGTAGGTCTACATCTTATAAATTAAGGGCTAACCAGGTCCCTGCTTAGTTGGAGTACGCAAGCAGGCGCACACAGCTAACATCGCATTTCATGCTCAGTTGCTGTATGCTAACCCGCCCATGCCACTCATCACACGCAGCACGTTGTAGTTCACGGCGTAGATACGCACCTGGGCGGAGAGAGCGGAGCTACCGTTCGCCGTAGTCTCCTTCAGCGTGTAGGGGGACAGCGTCAGGTTCAGCACCGCATTGTCAATGCGAGAGAAGTTGCAGGTGCCGCTGGGCTGGTGCTCCTCGGGCTTGAGGGCAAAGGAGTACACGTTGATGCCCAGCGCCGGAGAGCGGGTGTGGTGCTGGTAGGGCTGCACGAAGTTGAAGTAGGTGCCGAAGCGGGAATCGAAGCGGTCGTGGCCGTTCAGCTGGATCTTCGCTACCGCCGTGGGGTTGTTGTTGGCATCGTCCGTGTAGTTGAAGGGCAGGTTGTTGGCGTAGTCGCAGTCCACGTTCTTGTCCAGCTGGGTCACCCACACAAGCTCCTTCACGGGGTGGTTGAAGGACATCTTGATGTTGTTCTGGGCCGCAGTCACGGACTCGCTGCCCGTGAACTGCAGCTGCTCGATCAGGTACTCGTGGGCCACCTGAGCGAAGCGGCGGCGCTCCTCCGTGTCCAGGTAGATGTAGTCCGCCCACAGAGACGCCGCCACCAGGCCAGACGTGTTCACCGTGTTGAACACCTTCTTCGTGCGGGTGGCAGGGGCGCCACCAGATGGAGTGTGCGTGTCAGCACCCGCCGTTACGTTGCACAGGTAGTTGAGGGTCTGGAACTGCACGTTCACCTTCACCTCGTGGTACTGGAGCGCAATCAGCGGCAGCGCCAGGCCAGAGTGACGGTTGAACCAGAACTCCAGAGGCACGTACAGCGTGTACTCGGGGCTGCACTGTACATTGGAGGCCGTGTTTCCAAGACCACTGGCGCAGAGACCGACCATCCCCGACGCATTCGTAGAGTTCACGTGGCAAGGGCCGGGCGCCACGTCACCGCACGTCGTGCACGCACCGCCAACCGTGGTGGTGTTCGACGACCCCGCCAGCGAAGAGCCCACCATCATGTCATATGCATCCTGCTTGCCCACGGGGAGAGTCAGCTCATTCCAGATGTGCAGCCAGTCGCCATAGTGCTTGTCGATCAGCTGGCCGCCAATCTCCAGCTCTACGTACTGGATCAGAGCCTGGCCCACGTTGTCCACCCACTGGAAGGTCGTGGCACTCGCATCGGGAAGCGTGTTGCCGGTGCCCAGGATCGAGGCCACATCCACGGAGGGGAGGGTCGCCTGGAGGTACACACGGGAGATCAGATCGCCGTTACGGGAAATCGTGCACTGCACACGCTTGCCAAAGTTCGCCACGCCATTGAACGTCTGCTCAATGGACTCCATGGCGAAGTTGGAGTGGCGACGGTACAGCTGCTTGAAAAAGGTCACCTGCGGGTTCGCCGTCAGGTATACGTCTTGGGCGCCATAGGCTACAAGCTGCATTAAACCACCACCGGACATTGCTTATACTCAACAGTTAGAAAATTTTTTGGCAGGAATCCGGGGAAATTCCTGGGAACAAACTTTAAGCCCGAGGGGATTTATCTGTTCCAGATCCTGTGTAAGATCTCGAATAGATATATGCCGTGTCTACATGGGGATATACTCAAACACTACACGGATGACCCTTACGGTCTGCCGATAGGCAGACAATCAGTTGCTGTATGCTAAGCCGCCCATGCCACTCATCACACGGAGCACGTTGTAGTTGATCGCATACACGCGCACCTTCGCCGTGTTCGTCATGCCCACCGTGTTGTTCGTCAGCGTCAGCTGGAGGGTCGCCGTGTCAATACGGGACATGTTGCAGGTGCCACTGGGCTGGTGGTCCTCCGGGTTCAGGGCGAAGGAGTACACGTTGATGCCCACCGCCGGGATGTTCGTGTGGTGCTGGAAGGGCTGGACCAGGTTAAAGTACGTACCGGGGCGCTCGGCGAAGCGGTCGTGGCCGTTCAGCTGGATCTTGGCGGTCACGCAAGGATTGATACCCGCCAGGCCCTCAACCCGGGTAATCGAGTAGCCCGACTCCAGGGCCGCACGGTCCCACCAGTCGGAGTAGTTGAAGGGCTGCTGTCCCTTCCATACATCCACCGTCGTGTCGCACGCCACGAAGGAGTCACGCTGCACCACCCACACAATCTCCTTACAAGGGTGGTTGAAGGACAGCTTGATCTTGTTCGCCGACGACGTCACGGACTCATCGCCCGTGAACTGCAGCTGCTCGATCAGGTACTCGTGGGCCACCTGAGCGAAGCGACGACGCTCCTCCGTGTCCAGGTAGATGTAGTCCACGTAGAGAGACGCAGCCACAATACCCGTCTGGTTCACACGGTTCACGATGGTCTGGGAGTTCGACCAGCACAGATTCTGAATAGAGTTGAACTCGATGTTGAACTTCACCTCGTGGTACTGGAGAGCAATCAGAGGCAGCGCCAGGCCCGCATGACGGTTGAACCAGAACTGGAGGGGGATGTACATCGTGTACTCCGGGGAGCAAGAGCGGTCCTCGTCCGCCGCATGGGGCTCGCCGCCGGCGCAGTCCGAGTCGCAGCCACCGTTGGGCACCTGCGTCAGGAGGTTCACCATGGTAGGCACGTTACCTACCATCTCCGCATAACCGGCCTGCTTGCCCGCAGGGCGGGTCAGCTCATTCCAGATGTGGAGCCAGTCACCGTAGTGCTTGTCGATCTTCTGGCCACCGATCTCAATCTCCACGTAGCTGATCAGGTTGTGACCCACCCAGTTCAGCCAGCGGAACTGGGCACCCGAGGGATCCGCCGTCGTCAGAGACACCTGGGGCAGAGTAACCTGGAGGTAGGCACGGTGAATCAGATCGCCGTTACGAGAGATCGTGCACGTCACACGCTTGCCAAAGTTCGCCACGCCATTGAACGTCTGCTCGATCGACTCCATGGAAAAGTTAGAGTGACGACGGTACAGCTGCTTGAAAAAAGTTACCTGAGGATTAGACGTCAGGTATACATCCTGAGCGCCGTAGGCTACAAGCTGCATCAGACCACCGGACATTACTTATACTCAACCTTTCGAAATTTTTTTGGAAACACCGGACGGGCTGTCCCGATTTCCTGAACTCGTCCAATATAATCTAAAGCCCTTTGTAATAGGTAAGACATGTCCGGACTACAGGACGTCCTTATCTCGGAAGAATTTAACACGGGCGTACAACAGGTTAAAAAACCCACGACTCTTGAAGCATATCACAAGCAGCAATTACAGAGTTTCAGTGATCAGAAAGAGTCACTAACAGACCTACAGAGTCATCTCGCATGTCTGGAAGAACAGCGTGGATCCCTTCCAACCTCTTCATATTTGTCTGATGAATGGCGCCAACTTACGGAACAGATAGAACAACTGCAACGAGACATACGGTCTATTGAAAAGGATGATGCGCGCATCAATTATTTTCTGAGTGTCGGCGACATGGTATTCAAATATTTTGATGCACAAGAATCACTGGAAGACGGCGCATCGGCACCCAAGCAAGGTATAACGGGTCGTACCCCAACGAACTCCGTTCTGAGTTATTTCGGTACTGCAGAACCTTCACAGGCAAAACAGGTTGCATCGAAGAAGGAACGGGCGAAAGCCAGTGTTCTGGATAACACCGATGGTCTTCACCGAGACAAGATGCTCGAGAACTATCTGGCCGTGGTTGATCCCATGGCTATCAAAAGCGGTGTCTTACCAGGTTCTGGAATAGAACCCGGCTGGGGATGCTGTCCCGCCTGTGACGTGGAAATGACATTTTATCAGAATGAGGCGAAACTCGGCTGCCCCGAATGTGGTTACGAGGATTTTATTCTTGTCGACTCGGAAAAACCGAGTTACAAGGATCCGCCCCGAGAAGTCACGTATTTCGCATACAAGAAAATCAACCATTTCAACGAATGGTTGGCGCAATTCCAGGCCAAGGAGAATACGGATATACCTCAAGATGTCATTGATGCGGTACTGGCCGAAATCAAGAAGGAGCGGATCCGTGATCCGAAGCGTGTCAAGAAGGAGAAGATTCATCAGATTTTACAGAAACTCAAACTGTCGAAGATGTATGACCATGTTCAACAGATCAAGAATAGGATCCAGCAGCAAATGACAACGCTCGTGTTGAGCCGAGAGAATGAGGAGCGTCTGCAATTCATGTTCAAGGAAATCCAGCCGGCATTTATCAAATTCTGCCCCAAGGGCCGATCCAATTTTCTGTCCTATCCCTACGTGCTGAGTAAACTCTGTCAGCTCCTGGAAATGGATGAATTCTTACCGTGTTTCCAACTTCTGAAATCCCGAGAGAAGTTATATCAACAGGATCAGGTATGGCAGAAGATCTGTACAGAAATGGGCTGGCAATTCATCCGGTCTATTTGAAAAACTCGTTAGATTTTACATGTAAAAATCCGAAGAGACTTTAATGACCTGTCCGGACTGTGGTGATGCCCACAGTTTTATGAGGTTCGGGTCTCAAGGAGACGTCGAACTCGTATACTCAGCCCCGACTAGGGCCCGAGAGACGAAAGAAACGACGCTGACATTTCTAAAACACAAGGCGCATCTGGATCAAATGAAGGGTCGTAAATGGATCTGGATAATTGATTTCGCTAAGATGGAGACCCGGCATTATTCTTCTATGATATTAACACACAAATTGATAAAGTATATCACAGAAGAACATTTGGGCGGGTTACAGGCAATCTTTTTGGTGAATCCGAACTTTTGGTTGCGCACGACACTGTCTGCAGTAAAACCCATCTTATCCAAGCAGTTTTATGCCAAGCTCCACCTGTTAGAGGGCACAAATACAGGTCTTCTTCTAGAACTGGAGAATGCAGGTATTCAACGCAACTGGGTTCTCTGGCTAGCCAATATGTTTAGGGAGAAAGTATAGGATTTAGATCTATAAGATCACTATCCGTGGTTGGTGTAAAGGGCTGCGAGTTTTTAGCACTAAAAGATCTCTTGATCTTTTTAATAGCGCCATCGTTACGACTACTTCTTATAACTGAAGCAGAGTCCACTATAACCGCATGTAATTGCGTGGCTACAAGTTTTGCAAGTTGAACTTTCTTGAACTTTGACGTATAAAATATCATGTTTAATATTTCTTTCGCATTAGAGCACCCAGATTCAGGGTTTGTCGACCGAAATTCGGTAAACTCTGTTTCGTCTGTTTCAGCATTTTTTATATATTTAATATGATATCCGGGTATCGCTTGTATTTTATAAGGATCATTCTTAATATTTCTAGCTAATAATAACATTACAGAATAAAGTTTGGGATCATCCCACAGTTTATATGGTTTCATAAGTTGTATACATTCTTTATTAGTATTCAGATATGAATCAATGCCCGCTGTATTAATTACCAGCTTCTGCAATACACCTAACATACTGTATATTATACCTCCACCCACACCAAAGGTTGCTAACGAACCTACCAGTGTAATACCCATTTTTGCCGCAGCTAATAATATTCGGATTGTCTTTGAAAATAATCCAAGTTTATAACCTATAACTCTGGTTTCAGATTTCAGAGGATAATGTAAATCTACCGATTTATGAAATTCATATCGTTTTATAAAGGTCTCTATAATCCCTGTACCCTCTTCACCACCGTAAATATTTCCTGTTACTGCATCATTATAATAAGGATTGCCGGTATTATCACAGGGTATATACCCAGAATCTATATTCGTCGGTTCTGGTCTACATAAATCAGTTTCGGACTTTTTCAGGAAATTTCTTTGCTGTTTATCCACAGAAGCAACCAACGCATTTTGTGTTGCATTGTCTTCTTCATCTTCTTCGACTGTTTCCAATAGGGCTTTCCCTTGTTCTTCTAAACCATTGTCTGTTAATCCTGATGTGTTTTTTATTTCTTGAAGGTCTTTTGATATTTCTGCTTTTAAAGAAGTAAATATGCCTCCAAATTTGTTGGTAAGGCCTATTAATTGTAATACAACAGGCGATAATTCCGGAACTTTTACAGGTTTACCCGTATTTTGTTCTTTTCTAAGAGCCTCTATATATTGTCTCCCAGTATCTCTTATAAAATACATTGTTTCTCGATTACCCCATAACTCGGTTAATTGATTGAATAACGTTGCGTCTTCGCTTTTTAGCTGTACAGGCGGTTCTACAGGTGCGCTGGACAGTGGTGTTTTTCTTTTGAATAATGTAAACAGGCCACCTTTTTGTCTTCTTGTTTTTCTTATGAACCTTTTTCTACGATTGATTCTTCTTGTTATAGGCATCTAATTATAAGAAATAAGTTTATTATTGGAGAGTGTCTCGGTGGCTTACCGGTAACCAAAGTTGACAACGGCCAGATAACATAGAATATACCAGCAATGCATGTTCCAATTGTATACGGCAAAGAAGAGAAGACCAAGGCCATCTATGACT